ATAGCCGATATTATGACGAGCAAAATCAGTGAAATCTTTACGCAGTGATTTCTCAATGTCAAACATCACTTGAATGTCTTCAACATTCCTCGAAAAACTTGGGACAACCGAACTGCCTTCAATAATAAAACCGGGCGCATTCAAACGTCCAACCCAATTAGACGTGATATTTCCAAGAATCTTCAAACGCGGCTGCTGCATATTATAGAGAGGTAGATATACAGCATCATTGAAGATTGTTTGATTGCTGAAAATCAATGCATGTTCGATATCAACGACGCGCACTCGACAACAATAAATGTCAGCGGTCTCGGCGATCAGCATTAAATCACCAGCCAAACGCGAAAGTTGAACTGATCGACTATTGATCGGCGCACCTGATCGATCCAACAATCCAAAAAATCCAGTATTGGTATCTTCTACATTCAATACTGTTCCCGTGTTTGCCTGAAAATGCAGTTCCGTGGCACCGGGAGACAAAGCAATAAAGTTTCCGGGTGCCCAATTGATCTGCTGCCAAGACAAAAACTGTTTAACCGCATTGTTCCAGTTATTGAGGCCATCAGTTCCCATGACATCGAATGTCCAGCCGCGTGTCAACAGCCAGCGTTCCCAACCCAGCAAGAAATCGGATACTTCTTGAATAGTCGAAAAGATAGTACCATATGGTATTTTCTCGGTAGTATTCAAAAGACCATTGAGATAATAGATTACGCGCGGCGCTTGTGGATAACTGCTTGCAACAACCGTCCAATAAGTAAACTCAGCCGATGATGTAAAACTAGCGCCACTGGTATGGGCTGCTGAATTTTGATAGGTGATACCCTTGTAGGTCACCAGTTGATCAATCCGATAATAGGTATTTGGCGACCACGGAACAATGACGGGTTCTGGCGTATCTGAAAGGGTTATAACGCCTTTTGGTCCATAAACATCTGGCGGAATGATCGTAAAGAACTGATCCCGAACATCATAACCAATTACTTTCCAGCCGTTGCCAGTCCATTCAACAATGACTCCACTATAGACTTCGGTATCTGAATTCGGAGATTGATAAAGAACAACTTGGACATCCTCAGATGGTAGTACTCCAAAATTGTCCGCAACAACACTGAGATCATCTGATGTGATAAACGAAGCCATACGATGAATGAGCCTGACATCAAGCCCACGGATTGCAACACCCAATAAGACAGGAGAAAGACCAGCACTAATTAGGTAATCTGAAATCCATTGTTGAATACCGTAAACGGTGACAAGATTACCGTTAGAATCTGTCTCTCCATGAACATAGTTATCAGCATCAGACGGACGTTGAAGGGTACGAAAATCAATCCATTGATGTCCAATGGAAGAAAAACCATAGTTGATACTATCCCATACCATCTCGACCAAACGTGCTGGTTTGGTCATGAAGGCAAGCTGCGCCAACGCATAACGGTAAGATGGACTTGTGATCCAGATATTCTCCACTGGACCACCATCGCCGATTTGCCAGTTGGCAGAAGCCATAGCGACAGTAGGAGGAACAGGCACTATTCCGGCTGCTACAGGGTCAAGCAAGTTTCCAGCCGCATCTACCGGAATGACCGCAGAAAGACCGGGACGGGCATAGCGAAGGTTATATCCAGCCCTTGGTCCTTGTCTGATTATACCGCCTTCTAGGTCGTTCCAAAGGGCTGTATTGTTCCTGCTATAGGGCGCAGGACCATAAACCGATATCCACCATGTCGGCATATTGGTAAAACCCAACATTTCCCATGGATTGGTGTGTGGACGTTCGGTGTCATAATACCAGCGATAGATTGCCTTCCAATTGCCCGGCAACAGGCTACCAAAACGATCTGTGACGCCATGATAGTTCCAAGTAAATGGCTGGATCGAATCATAACCAGTATTCGTGACGTAATCGAGTTGCGCGGTTTGCGCCCATCTTTCAAAAATCGGCGTCAACATGGTCTGGATTTCACCACGCTTGTAGCTTATTCCAGTATATGGACTGGTACTGGTCTGGAAATAACCAGTACCACTTGGGCAAAACCGACCAGCAAGATAATATTCAAGATCGAACAACGGTCTTTCAAGGGTGGCATAGTTCTGTGGGATGCTATTGTAGATTTGCTGTTCGAGTGCTAGAAAAACACCATCACGCCAATCATTAAAAGCAGGTGTCAAACTACCGTCATGACCCAATATCATGTTCACAGGAGTTGGATAGGTATCATCAACAATAATCGCCGGCTCATAGGCTGGCAATAGACCCAAATAAGCCGGTGTCGCTGGAATAAAATATTGTCCGCCGCCCATTCTGCTCAAAAAGAACGGAAAAGTTGAATTGCGGTTGATCTTCAATGAAGCAAGAACAATTGCCACCCATTGTTCATTGCTAGTACCGTAAGCCACCGTTCCGGCATTATCAAGTGTGACCAGTTTACGAGCAAATTGATTTCTAAACTGACTGTATTGCAAATCGACAAATCGAACAGCAGCAAAATAATCAAATTTCGGCTCATCAGCCAACAACATCACCTTTAACATTGGTGCGACATGTTGCAAGATTTCCGACCCCAAACTTGTATCTTGAGCAGTATCTCGATAGTTGTTGTTTGCTAGGGCGTTGCCAGTAATGCCATTCTGATTTTCAATCAGTTCTTGAAAATGATTGAGCCAATATGCTTGAGACAAATAAGTTACATCATCGGTTTGCGGATTGGCAGTCAGATTAAGTGGTAAGTTGAAATAAACAGTGTTATCAAAACCAACTGTCAAGATATCTTGACCGGTAGCATTTGCTACGTAGTGCCACAATGATTGTGGAATTCCTTCCATCTCCTGAGTTTCATAGCAATACAGGCAGGAAATTGTGTTTGAAATACCATTTTTGATTTCTACAGCAGGGTTTGCCACCGCATCATTTTCAAAAATAATGTAACCGTTATTGTCATATTGGAGAGAACGTTCTAGGATAACGTCTTTCGGTCCAGTGCCGGCCGCAAATCCAAAGATTCTGTTACCCGCAAAATTGCTGTTTGGATAGGTGTTTGGATCATCCAAGGAGATGCCATTGATGTCGAACATACGAAACAACGGATCAGCATTTTCAGACCAAGTTTGTGCCAATGTCCATACTGAACCATTGAAATACATTTCAATGCCACCTTTACCATAGCCTGAAGCTGAGACTATTTTTGCAATATCACCCGTGCTTTGTGGCAACGCTGTCAACGTGTATGTTGGATTTTGTCGATTGTTCGACAGGCCAACCAGATAGATTTGCTGAATTGTTGAAGTTTTTTGCGCTACCAACAGCCTCATATTTGGGAAAATATTTTGACCATTGTCTACACTCACACTTCCGTTCGGTTGTCCAGCAATCGAAGAAAATGGGATTTGTGTGGTGACGCCATTTGCGGTAAGAGACGCGGTTATCGTCGAAAGTACACCATCGATAGGAGCAATGCGAGTGGTGCCGTAATTGTAGAGCAAGATATCTCGGGTAAACTCAATGATCGGACGTTGTGCCTGAACATTTGAAAATGTCTTACCAGACCAAGCAAAGCTATCCTTGTGTACCCAGCTATTTGTCAATGACCACATGTTCTGATCAACCGAAGAACGATCAATCGTCACATACTGTGCGGATAGCTCTTTCAATATAAGCGAATCTGGCGTCAAACGTATGCTTCGACCAACTCCATCGACAAAAAATACTGAATCGGTTGCTGTATCGAACCCTGCATAATCGTGGATAACGCCCTTGGACAAATAAGTCTGATCAAATTCAGCAAATAATGTCGTTGTGTTAGACAATACAACTTCATTACTAAAGCCACCGAAAATGCGCGAGGTATCTTGTAGATAAATCCGCATACCCGATGACAAAGCAGGCGCATTGATGGTATTGCTGATGAAACTGGTTAACGAAAATGTCGCTTGTCCAACGATCGCAAATGTCAAATCGTCATGCCGTGTAACCGCAATGGTATCAAGATTGTTGGGTGTAATCGGCAATGAAACAGAGCCGCCATTGATAATTATATCTGAAACTTTGACGCCATTTACATAAGCGGCAATCGTCTCTTGGGACGAAACAATATTAGCGGCTGACGCCGGTAATGCGAAGCTATTGGTAAAGCCATCACCGATATAAGTGTTGATTGGCGATGTCAGTGTTAGGATTGGCAGTTCTGCCAAATTGTAATCACCGAACCAATAATATTGAATGTAGTTGGTCAGCTTATCGATATCGACAGGTGGTGCCCATGAATAATAGTTCGTCTCAAACATACGAGACTGCTGTGTCGTGATAGCGCCTTGTGCATCCAGATACCCAATGAGGTCTGGATACACCAAAGAATAGGCGACATTGGCTGTATTACCAAGACTGATCATACCCGGTGTAAGCTGATAATTATTGCGCTCATCTGTTGTTTCGACAATGTAAAAATCAGTGATCGAGTTATAATAAGAAGGAAACAATCCAATATAAGCATTGATTGGTATAAAGGTGCCGGGCTGGAAAACCTGATCAACAGTTGATCCAAAAAATCTCGTCAACGCATCGGTCTGATTGACCGCAGGTAGCAGCGAGATGAACTGGTATTCGTTATCTGTTGAAGTGCCGGTATTGTTTAGATTGACGGACATCAACGAATCCTCAGATTAGCTGGTGTATTGGATACAATGATCTGAATGTTAGCGACAGTCGCAGTGCTCACCAAAATCTCATCAGGATCACTTTCGATTTCAAACTCATTGCCAAAAACACCTGCCGCATTGGTCGGAACAATGACAATGCTTGCAATCTGTCCCGCAAGCTGCTGATGGATATACGCCGCAAGTTCGGTGAAATAAAATGTATCGCCGAAGTCCCAGAAACTTACGTCAAAATAGTTATTCATTGCGGTAATGACATTAGTCTTGATTTCACCATCCGCCAAACTTGCATTGGGCAAACGTACAACCTTAAAGTTTGCCTGCACTGTTGGGTCTGCGCCATTTCCAAACAGATATTTGTAGCGAACAGGACGCCAGACAATACCGTCGCTAAACATGCGAAAGTTTTCCATACTAGCGAATGCCAAACGCAAATCAAGTTCTGTCGGCGGTGCCGGTATGAGTGTTGGATCAGAACCAGCAGCAATCCATTGCCGTACCGCTGTATCATAGGCGTAGGGCAGCACAAAAATATCGTGTATATTGGTGATAGACGGATCAATGCGCTGATCGGACGTGGCATAATGCTTCCAATGAAAAGCCAACTCATCGCCAACTGGTATTGTAGTTACAGTCACGACAGTATTTGTTGTAACTGTATTGGTCATCATATCATCGTCACAGCCACAATCCATTGTTGAAGCATTTGATGTTGCATTTACCGTCACCGGCACTTCAGCAGTCGTCACCCATGTTCCAGCAACATTTGGTCCACGTCCGATATAGTAATCCCAACTCTGGGAGAAATCTTGTGTCCATGTGGTGACTGTGCTGTTACCTGATAATGTAGAAGTGTATGTCCAAAACGTATTGTTATACAAAGGAGAGACCGAACTACTCACAATAAAAGCTTCCGTTCCGACCGCTTGTGACGTATCTGCAAACATCAAGGTATCGGTATCATAGCCGATCAACACACCACTGGTGACGGTATTAGAAGCGTCATAGGGATAATCAAAGACATTCCCTCCAAGAGTGTACCAAAACAAATAGCTGTTTACATCTGTGGTATCATCTACAACTTTATAAAAAGTATCTGGCTGATCAGGATAACCATAGCCGTAACTATCCAAGAAACTGACATGTGTTCGACGAGGCTCAACTGTTCCATCTTCATAATACCAAATATTACCAACCGTCAGATTGTAATCCTTCATCAATGCATAACCGAGTGGATTATTCCTATCTGGGTTGATTTTCATGATGGTAATGGAGTCCTGTGAAGCTTCGCCCGTGCTTTGGTCGATGGCTCGCGCGCCATTATCGAACCACTCAACACTGGATACACTCTCAAAAACATAATCCAGACCACAGCCAGTAATCTGCCAAAGTCCAGACAGACTGCCACCTCCGGGAACATAGACAACATTGATCAGCAATATGGTGGTGCCAACCAATGTAGGTGACACAAGATTATTGACTGAAGGTCCGACCGTCCATGTTCCACTAGCAGTCAAATAATCATAGGTCAGAGAGAATGAAAAATTCTGACTGAGATTCGTATAGATGGTGTTCAAGGTTGAACTACCAACCGCATTCAAAAAACACGGCAGAATAGAAACAATCGTTGATCCTGTGGGAATCACACTTGTCAACAAGACTGGACCGTTTGTCGTGGTAACTGGCACTACATTGACTTCTGAAAGTACTTGAAGAACGGTCGCCCATTGAGTAGTTTTTCCATCAGGAAATAAAAACTGAATTTGCGCACCCGGCACAATCAAGTTTGTGGCTATTGCAGGAAAACTGCCTGATGATCCAAAATAGCCCGATGTATTGTAGATTTGAACAAAAGACTGATTCCAAGTTATACCAGTAGGTATTGAGAGAACACCAGCACGAATAGCTTGAAGATATAGATCACGTACAGCATTTGCCATCTGAACAGATGAAATCATCGGTTGTATAAACAAGCTGAAAATATCAGCCGATGAATAGTTTGAAGCTGTTTGCACTTCGGTATAAAGATCGGCAACTTCCTTGAAGAATATCCCGTCCTCTTCAAACAAGCTCAAATCCTGATAGGTTCCAGTGGGATCATTGAGATCAATGTAGCGAGATTGTCCAGAATAGACACGATTGACTGCCTTGATTCGACGAGCCAAGTTAAGCTGTAATGGGAATGAGTTATAATCCTCACCACTGACCATGCGATTTTGAGTAGCATAAACCTGCGGTGCTCGATTTCGAATATCATCGATAGTCTCGGCTGTGGTCGCATTCGTCACACTTTCTTCCAACGAAAATGTGATTGTCAGATTTTTGCTGACACCTGATGCATTGGTATACGCGAACACAAGCTGCACAGCATCAATATCCAATGGCTTCATGCTATAGCTCAAGCCATTGCTGACGCGATAGCTCACACGCATATTGCCACTTGGTGCGTTACCGTATAACCCATCAGAAAATCTGATAGAAATCTGATCATTGTCTTGAGTAATCACCGAAAAAATATTACGCTCATCAGCAGGCAAAGAATTGTATGTGATATTGCTGTCAAGTACGATCGGAACCATTGTCCAGTTGGTCAGAACGTTTCCTGCATCATCGATTGTTTGTACCCAAACATCAGTCTGATTGATGTTGCCAGCCGATACATCGAGAAGCTGATTGGCAATCGGATATGGAATATAGAAATCCTGATGACCAGAGTTTCCCTGCTTGAATAACATAAAGAAACCAGTGCGAGCACTGCCGTTGCCATTGCCATCATTGAGATAAAAGATATTGAGAGCGTTCAATGGATTGGGTGTTCGTTCAGACAGCACGCCTTGATCTGCAAAATCACCATTGCAAATCTCAAATGACATTGCAGTGCCACCAATCGTTGAGCTAAAGCTCAAATTATTACCTGATACTAATCCATTGAACCGATAAAGTTGAGTTGGAATGCTAGAAACTGTACCAGTCTTGAGTGGAATACCAAAAGGATTTGTGCCAACAAATGACGAATTAAGAACAGTGACAAACTGTTCATACCAATTGGCGTTGTCAGGATCATTCCAATTGACTGTAATATTGTTCAGATTAGTTCCAAAGCTATCATAAACATCATCGTCGGTGTTTAAGCTGACAATCTTGACGACACCAGTTGCAGCAAGATTGCGCGATGGATTGTATGACAAAAATCTTGCTAATCTGAGAATGCTGGCACGAGATTCAGCGACATCAATGAAGTTTTCGCGAACAGCAATGTCAGTCTTGAAGGCAAGACTACCGGCAAGCCATGAAAGCAAATCAATGATCGCGACAAATTCACTCTGCTCGATCCAATCATTGAAGTCTTCTGGATAATTGGTCTGAATGTAGTTGCGCAAAGCTGCGTTGATCGACGGAGGATCAGACGCATTGAAGTTGATTTGAGAAAAGGCGCGATAGATGACTGTCCAAGACTGTCCAGCAAATAGCTCTGATTGACGGGTTGCAACTGCCATTTTTTAAAACTCACTGTCGGCAGAAAAATAGTTTGTTTGACGCTGCTCAAATGTTGCCGTGAAACTGTTCACCACATTCCAAGGTGCATAAAGCAGAGTCAACTCAACGCGAATGCCATTTTCATAGGTATAAACCTGCGTATCAAGCAAAGTTAGTCGCGAATCTGAACTCACAATGCGTTGACACTCAGCGACAATCTGATCATTCAATAAGGGCGTCATCGGGTCCATCAACCATTCCCAAATCAAGCAACCAAAATCTGGTCGCATCACGCGCTCACCAACCCGCGTGTAAAAATAGTTCAACAGATCACGATTAATGAGTTGAATATCGTAGAGTTTTGTTTCACCAGTCTTTTCAGTATTAATCGTGCTAAAACCGAAAAAATAACTCGTACTCGCATTTGGATAAAGATTAGGAGTATTTGACTTTGATCCAAAAACAGTCGCACTGGTATAAGGCGTTGGTACTGGCGGCGAAGTAAGCAGGTCAGACATTTTTGAGAATATCCATGATTCTCATCGTATTTATATAGTCAAAAAGTAGCAGTTAATTGCTTATTGTTTGATCACTGAATAGTTGCTGGCATTCCACAAATATTGTCCATTGGTAGCTTTGCCACCGGGTGTTCCAAATGCATACGTGTGAACGTTGGCGGGATAGCCACCGCCTTGATCCAAAACCTGAATAGCTGGCGATCCGTCAGAAGTAGTCGTAGTACCCAAAAAGATTGCCGCATGTGACATGCCGTAGTTTGGCGAACTAGGACCATAGCTGTTGTATTTGCCATTTTCAAACAAGGCGATCGGAGTTCCAACCTGAAGATCATTGATACTATCAGGAGTGAGAGTTTGACCTTGTTGCCAGCCGCCTGCTCGACCGAGTCCAGTTGCTGCCTTAACCAAGTCTGTGCATTCGCCACCGCCGACATGAGTGCCCTTGTATTGAGAAATAAGCTGCTGCGCCGTCGCATTGGCAATCCGTGTCGTGCCACCTGAGGCGGTCGTGACAGTCGTTGGCACGGTAGCCCCAGCCTGACCCACCGTATTGGCCGCAGAAGGCGTTGTAGGCGTTCCTGCTCCGCCTGTGGTGGTAATGGCATTGGCGGCGTTTGGAGACGGACTAGATTGCGGACCAGATGGATGTCCCTGCCATGGTTCATGGGTCGGCAAAACATTCACAATGGTCATGACGGTGGCTTTCTGCCCATTTTGAATGTCAGGCGCCGAAGTTGGTTTTGGCACTTGCGCTGGCATAGCTGTAACCGCTGGTGCGGACGGAGCCGATCCCGGATTATCGTTGATGGTTGCTCCCTGACGAGTAATCGCGCCAGTGACATTCATCGTATTGTCACCACCCGTCTGATTACGAGTATTTCCAGTCACCTTTGTGGTGTGATCGGCGCCAGTTTGATTTCTTGTATTGCCAGTGACACTGGTCAGAAAGTCACCAGTCACTGTCAGATTAGTGTCTGACTCGCTCGACAAAACTATCTTGGAGCCAGCACTACCAACGATCTGACCATCGGCTTGCATGTTGATGTCAGTGACAGCACGAAAATAAATTGATCCACCCGCATCAAGAATTATGTTGCGGTCGGCTCGCAAGTTGAAATCCTGTTCGGCGCGAAGACTGACAGAGTTTTTCGAATATATCTCAACACCATCGTCGGACAACTCCATCCAAGAATTGCCCATCTTTGAGTTGATGTAAACAAAACCCGTGGTATCGTTGATGAGAACCTGCACGCCAGATCGCGTTCTGATTCGAATGAATTCATTGTTGGTATTATCATCAACATACATCTGATGACCACGCGGCGTATTCAAACCATAAACACCTGATACGCTATCGCGTCTGGCAGAAGAATTCGCATACCCACGTTGAGTATCGGTTTGCAAGCCTTGAGTTTGAATACCGTTGGCTAATGGTGTGAAAACTGGGCGTTGTGGATTATCAACATTGACCGAATCCAAACGTTTGTTGTATTCAACGACAGGCACATTTCCCTGACTTTTGAAGTTTGGATCAGCAGTTGATCCTGCGGCAATACCGGGAATCATCTGATTCATGTTCTGCTGGAAGATACAGGCATACCAAAAACCACGCGCAGTATCACCATTGACGAATGTTACCAAGACTTGGTTATCAAGATCAGGAGGCACTGCCCAAAATCCATAGGATGTTTGCGAGCCTGCCATCGTCTGATCGCTCTTACTATTTTTGGTAATGCTGGTCGCACCACCAAAAGGCGTAGCATAGCTTACCGTAATCCAATCCTTCGGATTGGCTGGATCACCACCGATCTCTGGAATATAGACTTGCAGTCTCCCCATCATCTGAGGATCGGTATTGTCTTTCACAAACCCGATAAAAGTACCATGTAAAAAGATGCGTCCATTATTTGAATCTGGATCGTTACGTCGTGTAATGCGATTAATTTGAGCCATTAGCTAGAATTTCCCGGTTTTCCCGGACCATACATGTTCGGAAAATAACCCAAGCTTTTTGATAGATTTGAATTGAAATCAACTTGTCGTCCTCTTTCATAATATTGTAAGAATGAGGACGTTGCTTGTTCACCAGTTGTTGTCGTTGCCAACTGACGGTATGAGTTAGGTTCTCCAAAACCAGAGCCAGCTTGGTTAGCTAACTCTCGAATTGTATAATCGGCTTGTTGTTGGATGGTAGCATTTTGTGGATAAACACCTTCAATAGTATTGAAGTTTTCATATCGTGGTCCATTCCATTGCAAAAGTCCAGCCGCAGGAAGTCCATTGGTATCGGTGATTTTCACTGTCGGATTCATGGCACTTTCGCGATAGGCGTTGGCTACAATTCCGTCTGCTTGTGCATCGGTCAACGGCAAACCTCTCGCCGCTGCTGACGCCAACAAAGCTGCCTTGAAATCCGAAGCATTCGACTGTTGTTGAGCTTGCGTCATTGGCACTCTAGCTGGTGTAACAGTCGGATTCGCAGTTGATGGTCTTGGTGTAGTCGTATTGCCTTTTTGAGAAGACGGTCTAGCGGATGGAGCGTTATTGAGATTGTTGATGGCGTTGATCACGTTGATCAACGGATATAGAATACCATGTAATTTCTGCTTGAAGATACCATCCGAGAAATAGGAAGTGATTTGTGTCGCTCGATAGATGCCAATAAATGAATCGTCATTTCTAAAAATAGGTACAAAGTCATTCCCAGTGACAATCGGATAACGAAAAGTGAACATGAAAACCTGATCGCCAGCTACCCAGTTTGGCTGATTCGGACTATAGCTCTGACTGCCACCATTAGGATCATTGAGACGTAAGGCGATGGTTCTCTGTAGATTTGATTGACCAATCCAATAAGGATCACCGCGAATATCAAGATCAACATTTGCAAGCTGAGTTGTGTAAGGTTCGTAAAGTTGTTCAATCAACGATCCGAATGTACTTCTGTCACGATGATATGGTCCTACAAGACCAGTACCAGTTTGTTGCATCTGATCCTTATAGGCTTGACGAAACGGAACACTATAATTGAAGTTCTCGTAATCAAATTCGGTATTCAAGACATTTCCAGTGTTGGATACAATCAAATCTTCTGCGTAAATGGTGGTTCCTTTTGCAGTCTGAGTCCCACCAATCCCAAGCTGTGCATCTTGTGCTGCATTTAATCGCGTTTGAAGAGTTTGTGCCGTTGCAATAATATTTTGTTGTTTTGCAACAAGACTATTCAAAGTGGGCGAAGCAGCATTAAGAGTTGCAGTCGCAAAAGCTCGTTGAATAATACTCGATCCGGGAGTACTTAATGTTTGAATAGCAGCACTTACTTCAGGTGTAATTGCAGCTTGATCCTGTGTTTTTTGGGTAGCAATAGCCGCATCAATATCTGTTTTTGATTGTGCCAAAGCAGCAAGTTGCTTTGTTAGATCAGGAACTTCAGTTGCATTTTTTGCTTGGTTGATCTGTGCGTCTGCGGCTTTGGCAGCAGCCTCAATATTATCAACCGACATACGAGCGCCTTCAAGCTTAGGCAACAAGGCTGCCCATTTGAAGCTTGACTTGATTTCCATATTCAAGACTTCGGTGTTTAAGCCGGTAAACAGATATTGATAGTTTTTTTTCAACAAACCTCTGGCAAGCAAGGTCTTCAACATTGAAGCTTGTACCGTGGGGTCTCTTGCGTTATTACGCTGAACAACACTTGCAATAATAGCTTGCGTGTAATATGGAAAAATATGAAAGGTGATAGTGCGTATGTAAACGCTGTTCCAATAATCATATCCAGTCACATTGATATCGGTCTCAACTCGAAAAATAATCGATTCCTTGAACTTACGATCGTTAGTATTTTGCGTGGATTGATCCGTCTGTGTTTGAGTATTGTCACGATCAAGACCCAAATTTTGAATCTGCTCATTATTGTGCAACGGCCAATCGATCATGTCGGTGATGACGGTGCCCGGTGAGAAAATCGCTTGAAAACTACCATCCTTGAATGTGTTGATCTTAATCGAGCTATTGTTTGGTTGCTGCGGCTTTGTTTTATAGTTGCCGATTTTTACATCTGAAACAGATGGCGGCGGATTTGCAATGTCATGAACCATAAACTTGTAGGTTACTGATTGAAAGCCATTTCGAGCCGTCCATGCATTTGTCAAGTTTGTTCCAAGATCATCAAAAAAAGCACTTATGGTTCCACCAGAAGCACTCATGGTTTGTGGAGCCGTCAATGTGTCCTGAGAATCAATGACATTCTCGTTATATGGGATAGCAGTAAGTGTGTAGTTGCCACCTTTTTCATCAAAATGAGTTTCAACGTCGGTGATTTGGATTTGCCAAATCCAACGACTTGTGTTCAAACCAGCATTTGTCAATGCATCAACTTCAATGTCACCCTCGGTGCCACCTGCTGCACCTTTCTCAACATAGGCTTTGAAGGATAGTTGCAAATAATATGGTGCATACTGAAGATTGCGGATTTTGTTTTGCAATGCCGCTTGCTTCAACGCATCAAGAAACCCGACACCAATAGGCTCAATAATGTTGATGGTAAACTTGGTAGCATTGATGTTGCGAGATTCGTAGTTGGGACCAACCAGACTGTCCATCTCAACGCTTTTGATGCTATACGTCGTGACGCCACTTTCAGCTACCACGATCTTGTTCAGCTTATCAACCGCATTATAAAGCGCCGATACACTCGAAGGATTGCCTGCTTGTGTATAGAGATCGATGTCGGAAATACAGAACAACTGCCAATGATAGGCAACCTGCCAATGACTATTGAGAGGATTATCCATACCACCTAGAAAATTCTGCAATAGTCTTTGAATATCACCAGCATCGGCAGCAGTACTTCCTGCTGCTGGTGGGGTGGGAGCACTGGTCGTCGCAGCAGCAGCGGCAGAAGTAGGGGTAGAAGCCGTTTGCGGCGTTGGTGTGCTGGGTGTTGGAAGACGCTGCGTTGTTGTACTGGCAACCGCTGGTGGCGATGTAATGACAGGAGCGACATAGCCACCACCGCCTATAACATCACCCGGATTTGGCGTGACGACAATACCCGGTGTAGCACTGCTACTATTGCCAGCTACCGGCGTATTCAACGCAGGTGTACCAGTCAAACTTGGACTAGCTGTTGTTGGGGCGGTTACCGGAGTCCTATTGGTGTAACCGTAGCCACCAACAAGAGGAACATTTGTACCTGACACTTTTTTGTCCTTTAGCTTACGTATTAGTCCACTATTAGCCCACTGTTAACCCACTATTTGACGAAGATAAGACCCACTCGGCACCCAGATTTGAATGCCGGGAACACATGTCCAGATTGGGTCTTTTCTCATAAAAGGATTTCGAACACAAAATACCCACC